GGCCCCGTGGCCAAAGTTGGGTTGGCTGGTGGGCTTAAATTAGAAGCACCCCCTCTAGCCTTAGCTGGCACGAATCTTTCGGCATCTTTGGCCGATTTAATTATTTCTTTCGGAACATCTAGTTCTTTAGCGAAAACCTCACCTCTTACCATCGACTTCAAGAAGGTTTCTTGGCAGATAGCCCCAGCTTGTAAGCTTTCTAAATAGAACCTAGCAAGACCAGCGTCCATGATGGTAACATCGAAGTCTTTATTGAAAGTGGGTCTATAATCAGCTTCGTTCTCGGAGTCCATGGACATCCATTTATTCACTGCTCTGAAAACCCTCATCCAGCCATGCTCATACGAGTTGGCTACAGAGATCAGGAAGGAGTTGAAGTCGGATTTAGCTACCCGTCTCGCTTCGGCCGAGGTATTAGCCCCTAAAAACGACGTGGAGCGAAGACCCGCTTCCATCATCTCTTCCGAAAGAGACTTCGAAGTGTCGTAGGCGATTTTAAGACCAGAACCTTGGAACTCCACGTATTTGGCATCGGCTTCTCTAGGTAAGTAAACAGCCGAGGAGGCGGTAAGTCTGACGTCCGCGTCTTCGGATACCCCCGTAATCGCTAACAGTGGGTTCAAGTGATACATTAACCCATTAGTGAAGGCAGAATATGTTTGGAAATGGTTTAGGTTGATGAACGCCGCTTCCAAGAGAGGGGGAGAGGACACCATGGGTCTCTGCAAATTCGAGTAGATACCGTATAGCGGGACTTCCCCGAGGGGGTTTTCACCTGACTCTTGGATGATCGGGTTGAACTTGTCGTCCTCTCTGTAGCGTTCCCATCTGTCTCTATACCAGACCATGTACACATTTCTTGGCTTGGCGGCTTTGAATGGGAGTCTTTCCTCAAACTCTGTTCTCAGGAGAATTACCCAGTCTAAAGTGGGGATGCCATTAGCATCATTTGAGATAGACCAATCTACCACGTCTCGGGGATCGATTGAGATCAAATAGGGTCTCCATCCCATATCCTTTTGTTCTTGCAAGGAGGAGGGGGCTACCTTCGGCATGTCCACACATACGAACTGGTGGCCCAGGGTGTAGGCTCTGCTGGAGACATTCTTCATGAATTGCTTGAGATCCGTGCCGAGAAGATCAGCGTTCTCCATCAGCTCGGGGTGAGAATCCGAAAACTTTTTAGGGATCTTAACTGACTCTCTGAACAAATGCCCCATAGCGAATTTGGTTAAGCGGTCTATGCCGTTAATGAACACGGCTCTACTTAAGCGTTCTTGGTATCGGGTCTTCCTCTTAGTCGATGCCCCAATAGAGGAGTTAACCTCTCTGGACTCAAGCTCGGTCATTGGGAGATACTCTGCCCCCTTCTCCTTAACCTTTCTAGAGCCTTTAGACAGATCATCCATCATAACCCAATCATCATATTGTAATTCATAATCAGGGTTTCTATTCGTGGTGATAGCTATTGAGGCATTGTTAAGGGTTGACATCAGAAGAACCTCTCGGAAGTAGTACGCACTCGCATTTTACCACCGAGAACCCTATACCGCAACATATCAAGTGCGTGATCCTCAAAATCCGAAGAAACGTCCTCAGGGTTAGATCTGTTTCTAGTAGCCACGGGTAAAGTTCTTAGAGTGTTCTTGCAGTTCGAAAAGATGAACAGACCGGGCTTCTCCATCGGCCATTGGGTCGATGCTTTAAGTCTTTCTCTCATTGAAGTCCACCCAGCGATACGCGACCCGGGTTTCTTGTTGGCTTTTACCCAATGCACACCCGACTTTTCGAAGTAATCGGCAGTCGATTTATTGGAGGTGTCAGCGTCCCAAATAGCAGAGTCGGCAGGACCGGGCTCAAAGGTTATGCCACTCTTTTCCCTAAACCTTTCTTCTCTCTCCTTTATCCCTTCGGCTATCTCGGTCGGAGTTAGTCTTAACCCAACATCGGGCTCTCCTGTATACCCATACCATTCTCCAATTTGGAACAAAGTCCCTCTCGGGAAGTTCATGGTTTTCCCATTCCCAAACTCTACCTCTGTCCCATCTGATTCTGCGAACCACCCAACCGAGAAAGGTTTAGATGACCCCATATCGAAAGCTCTGTCAAAATACCAAGACTTAGGGAGCTTAAACGGGTCTATGAGATGGACAGACGGATCCCAAATGTCGTCGAACATGCCGCCTGACACAATGTTGAAATCGCCCTCTAACATGGCTTTCACCAAAGCTGGGTCTCCAAGACCTGACAAACGGGAGGCGTAATCGGGGTCTGACTCAGACATCGACGGGTTATCCGATAATCGAGCTGGGATAAACTGTCGTAGCATCCCTCCATCAGATACTTCAGCTTTCCAGATCTTCATCGGCGGAGCTGCATCCACCCAGTTAGCTTTAATGAAATTGTGACATGGGCCACCGGGGTTCGTGCCTGCGAGGATTTTCGGGAAACACCCAAACACCCCTTCTGGCACAGCTACCCCCACCATACGAACACGAGATCTTAGGTATCTGTATATCACAGGAGTAAACTGCGACATTTCGTCGATCATTAGCACGTGGAACTCAGCCCCTTGGTACTTGAAACGATCAGATTCTAACTGGCAGTGGCATAGATAGATGGATGACCCGTTCCAGAAGTTGAAGCTGTATTTTTGTTTATCCCACTTAACGTAGCCTGAGTCTATCATCGGTGAGAGCAAGATCGGGAAAGAGGATGGCCCATTGATATGGTTTCTCTCGAGATCGGGGAAGGTTCTACGGAATAGATATATTTGAATTCCAGGTATCTGCATTGCCCAAATGATGGCGGCCGACCGCATCAAATGGGAGTTATGAGTCGGCACCATTCTGCGGCCAACTAAATAGAGGTGATCCTCGTTGTCCACTTGGATGCAATATAAAGGAACTCTGTCTACCTTGCGAACTGACACGATGTAGCGTCTGCCATAGGTAGCACGAAGACCCTCAGTCTTTTGTAGCCCTCTCTTCCTATGCAACTTAAAGACCGAAAAATGGGAGAAGAACCTGAACCTCCAAGAAATTCTGGTCTCCTTCCCGCTATACTTTCCCATTCTTGAGGACATCGAGAAAGTCAACCCAAAGGAGGCTAACAGATCTTCAAACCCTTTAGCTAACTCAGGGAAGGACGTGCAGAACTCGCATTCCCCCTTCGCAGCGTTTACCCCACCATCAGTGTCCATCAACCCCTGTAGGAGTTCTAGCCTCTGCCCAAAGGAGGCTCTTAGGTATTGGACGGGTATGTGTTTGTTGTCAATCAGACCGAGTGTCGATAAATCTTTCTTTAGCCCACCGACCTTCCATTTGTGGCAAGTATCTCTCTCATTATCTGGTCCCATATCGGTTACTTCAGCTATTTCATCGATGTTATCCACTATCTCGTATTTGTATTTCCCAAAATGAAGATAGCCATGGCGTGAACTACCATCCCCTAACCATACCCCTAACACATAGGGGTCAACCAATAAGTCAGCTTCTGGTAAGTCGAGGGGTTTCGGGCACAAGACCGCGTGATTGGTTCTAGTTCCCCCTCGTATTTTCTGGGTCTCGAAGATTTCTTTGGTGGTTTTAGCGGTGGGCTTAACCTTGTCTTTAAGCTTTAGCTCTCTATTGGGGCTGGTGTTACCCTTAATCGCTGCTTCTGTGCTCGGGGTGTTTCTTGCGCGTGAGGGGCGGGTGTTTCTGCGGTGTTCCCTGAAGAACTCGTCCCGTCTAGCGTTGGTCGTTCTGTCCTTGTCAGTCTCAGTCACCCATTCGTGGCGTTCCCCAGCGACAATTTTTTCCCCGTCGCAAAACTCTACCTCGTAGCAGTCTTCTTCCACCAAATCGGATTTAGCTACTACGCGGGTCGGTTTCCCATCCGCCCCTAGAACGATGTCCCCAACCCTTATCTCTCCCATTGTGGTCCACCCAGAGGCGGTGGGTATGGGGGTGAAGCTGGCGCAGCTCTTTCCACCACCTGCGCTCCCGCCGTACAGGATCTCCGTTGCCTTCGAAGAAAGCACCAAAGCTTGTTTCTCATGCAGCGACAAATCGATTTCTGGTTCGCTGGACGAGGAGTTAGAAACTGCAGACCCTTTTTTCATTGTGTAATCTCCACGGTGTCATCTGGCCCGAGATGGGCGTTGATTGTTTCCACTTCCCCAGTAGGCTTCTCTACCTTAGTGGTTATGTTTTTGGGGTCATTGATGGTGATGGTCAGTCTCGGTCCCTTGTCCTTACCCTCGTCGGGGTTAAAGTCACTCGCACCGATCATCTTAGCGAGGAGCTCTAGGGCTTTAAGTCTTTCGCCCGCCTTGTTGGCGGGTTCTAGTGCCTCTGCCCAAGCTCTCGCCATCAGGGTTTCGCGTTTCAAGCACAGTTGTGACCCAAGATAAGTTATTTCAGATGAAATCGCCTTGGCTACTTCTGGCTTAGACAGTTCCATCTTCCCGAATAACCTAGCATCGTTCACCTGTGTTCCGTCGGTGTCACCTAGAGTATTGAGGTAGGCTCTGGAGCAGTTGAAGTCCGTTATATAAT